TTTGCTGGATGGGTGTAGAGTGGTGTTGTAATTCCCATGTTTTCCACTTTATTTTCTGAAACGCAATCGGCTAAATACAATGCTTCATCCTTAAATCTATCTAAATTAATCCACACTACTGGTTCATTGCTCATGTGTTCCTCCAATACCTATCTTCAGGGTTATTCAGCATAGACTGCAGCAGCTCATCCACAGATCTGAACCACTGATCCACACGCATTCCTTCTTTAGTAGTTATAGTAAAACTCATAACGGAACTCCTTGACGAACTCTATTAGGATAAGACTGCTCAAGCCAAAAGCATCTTACATCACCAGCAGCATCACGTGCAAGAAAACCTTTCCATATAGTATGCTTAGTGCTGAAATCATGACAGTCTAAAAACTGAATATCATAGTAGATCTTCATGCTATAAGCTCCAACAAACAAAGCTATACACACTATACACACAATTTTAAAGGACATCTTTAATCTCCAACATACGTCCGGTATCACGATTGTATAAAAGACTTGCACAGTGTGGGCTAGTTAGTCCAGCAAAGCGATTCTTTAGAATGCTTACACGTGTCGTATTACGCTCAATCGGATCTTCTGCTTGTGCATTGCGTACTAGTCCGATAACGATGTCAGATAACTGTGCAATGCTTCCAGAGCCACGTAACTGTGACAAGGATGTTGCAGCACCTTCCTCGTGTCCTTTGGACTCTGGACGCTTTAGGTGAGATACTGCAATCAAGCAAATACCAGTCTCTTGTACCAACATACGTAGCTTAGTCATTAGCTCATCAATACTCTTACGTTCATCACCATTTGACTGAGCACTAACAACCATGCTAATGTGATCAAGAAATATATACTTGCAGTCGGATGCTTTGGCGAAGTAACGAATGCGATTAATGACGTTATCAATGTCAGTGCTACCAAAATTATCCCAAAAGAATAAACGATCAGTAGCGAGAGTATTGTCGAAAGCATCTTTTAATTCCTCATGTGAGACTTGTGTGCTGGGCAAGTGCAGTGGTTTATTAGCATACAGAGACATAATCGATTTAGCAGTCTTGCTAACTGACTCTTCCATAAACATACAACCTATACGTCCGTCTGTGGTTTTAAGCAAATGCCAAAGAATTTCTCTAAGGAATTGTGACTTACCAAGACCTGATCCAGCAGTAACTGTGATGAGTTCAGCAGGTCTAATTCCATAAGTGAGTTCGTTGACACCTTCCCATGGGTACAAGGCAAGCGACTTCTCGACTGGCTTTGTGACTTCGTCCCATAGTGACGAGCCAGCGATGATCCCATCAGGTGTCCATTGTTCGGCTTCCCACCAGAGTTTGATATATTCAGCACTCTTCCCACCTTTGAGATAGTCACAAGCGTCCTTATATCCAGTTAAATGTTTAATGATCTTGCACTTGCTGCCAAATAGCTCAGCGACTTCGTTAACTGCTTTTTGTCCAGCTTCGTCGTTATCAAATGACAAGTATATTGTCTCGAAGCTATCAATCCATTCATATTGTGCTTTACAGTCCTTTAGAGCAGCACTGGCTCCATTTTTAACAGAGACATGGGGATACTTACTACCAGCCATCTGAAACCCTGCTAGAGCGTCTAATTCGCCTTCGTGAATAGTGACGTTACGACCACCTTTAGCAAACTTATTCTGCCCAAATAGCGTAGTGGATTTCCAGTCACCTTGAATAGAAAATTGCTTATCTGCTACATTGCGAATTTTAAGACCAGCGATAGCGTTATCACTATCAAAGTAAGGATAATAATGCTTTGTGTCATCTTGTTTTACTCCGTAAGCTAACGCAGTATTGTAAGTAATGCCACGATCACTGATAGAACTGCTAGAAAGATTGTCATAATTTGTAAAATTTCTCATAGGTTTTGTTTTCGTTAGAGTAGATCCTTCGGATCCGTCACCGGTAACATAGGTAAGACACACATGGCAATATTCATGATTGTCGTCATAGAGTGAATTACCATCACTGGAGCCACACTTGCTGCATGGAATGTGTTTTAAAAAGTTACTCTGCATTGACTTGCCTGTCCTTTCGTCGTAGTTCTATACGATCATAAATATCAGTCATAACGACATCAATTCCATATAAAGACACTGCAAGGTCAATATCCTCCAAAGTGAAGTGATACCATGCATTTTGTGATGTAAACCGGTCTTCGTTCATAGTGTATGTTCTCCGTTTTTAGTGAAGCCCTACTATACTTTAAAGTTAAGACATATATGTATAAATAATTGAGTTTTTTATACATATAAGAAAAACATCCTTAGTGTCTTACTTCATAGTATTATAGTGCTAAATTTCAGTCTGTTAAAGGGTTTTCGTTCCATGATGTGAAATAGTCATCTTCTTTCATATCGTGAAATTCTTCCTCTTCGTCTTCATGTCTCAGGTCTGTTCGCTCAATTGCTAACACTTCACTAGAAATAGAGCCATAACACTTATTACACATATCTAAGAATTGCCCAGTTTGTACGCTTTTGCGTGTCGCTTCGTAATCGGACAACGCTTTATTGCAACAATAGCATCTCATTTTATAATCCTTTTAAATCGATTTTAAGGGGCTTTTTAGCCGTTTTCTTGGGGTAGTCGATACCTAGTCCTTATCTTTGATGTTTTCCTCGCCATGGGCTTCTATTTCAGCCTTAGTGAAGATAGCACAATACCGACGTTGTTGCTCCATCATAAAATCAGCATAGCGACGGGCTTCGTCATACATATCAAACCAAAAACCATTAACATAGTAATTATTATCATTTTTCATAATTTAGATCCCTTTTTGTATAAAATTTCAAGTTTATTTTGTAATCTTTCCATTTGAGTTAGTAAACCCTTGTAAACATAAAAATCATCTTCCGAAATACGTAGAATACTCTCATGGTTTGAAGCATCAATACTATCTTCAATTTCTCTTATATCATGATACGGAAACCATTCATCATAAGATATTGCTATTAATTTCATATTGTGAAATCCTCTATAAGTTAGCAAAATAAGACTCTTCGCCTAAGTGACGTGCGATATCTTCCCAGTACTCTTTAATTTTTTCTTGCTGCTCCGGTGTAGCATCTTCCCACTTTTCCAGCTCTTCGGGCATTCCTAATTGACTGGCAGCTTCAAGAAAATTACCTTCCTCCATAGGATCAAGATCGCCACCTTTTCTCATTTCAAATTGTACGTAATCTTCGATATATTCCTCCATATCTTCGTAATCGTCCTCCGGTGGCTCATAATATCTATCATGCATTGATGTACCCATTTTATAAAATCTCCTTTAGTGAATTGTAACCCAGTAATTGTAAATTATTCCTAAGCTTATTGATAGCTCTTTTTTCAATCTCATATACTGCTTGATGAGTGATCCCCAGCATAGCCCCTATTTGCTCATAAGTATATATATCAACTCTTCGGCAAGCTTTACACGTGTAATAGGGATCACACTTACATTTATTAATCATATGTTACTAACCTATTTTAACGTGATAGAAGTGCTCTGCAATGAATTGCGTCGATTGTTTTAAACCGGAATACATTGTATTTAACTCATGAGCGATATCGTCCCCTTTAATGGATCCTATAGATCCGAAGCCGATATACTTTTTATCCGGTCTAATCCATTTTAGATCTATGCTAGATCCTTCAAATTCAATTGACATATGAGTTAAACCCATTTGTAAACACTCCCCTATAGTTCGCATAATATAGGTCTTATTGCCCTTCGCAATTTTTACCGGGTAAATTAATTCACTCATGTTAGACCCCTTTAATATCTAGAATTTGATCCTTAGATATCGCTCTATAGCCCTTAGATTGTAGATCATAGACTGTAATATACTTATTAGGATCTAGCGTACTAGATCCTCCTTTTAAGTGTTTAGTCACTCCTAATCGGCAATTCATTACCCGTATAGAGCCGTCCTTTTTAGTGAATGTTACGGTTACAATTTTCCCGTTAGTGTTTAATAATTTGATAGCTAGATTGTTTTCCATGATAGATCCTCTTAAGTGTTATATAGGTTTAATGCTTTATTGCGAAGCTTATCGCAAATCCTTTTATAAATATCGGCTTTACTCTTATAATACAAATAATCCTTATCCCCTTCCCTGAAATTATTCCATGTATTTGCATTCTCATGAGCAAGAATTGCGTCCGATAGACTATATCCACAATCAACAAGTGAATAATTGCTTTTAAAACCGTCGATATTGTAATGAGCTATAAAACCTGAAGCGAGATAAATATACTTATATCCCGTCCCATTAAGCTTCTCTATATCGTCACAAGCTTTTACAATGTTATTGACGATCAAGCTTTTTTGCTTTTCTGTTATTGCGTCCATTTTTATTCCTTTATTAGTTGATTAATTAATTTTTCTACTTTTTTCCATGCTTTATCCGCTTCTTTATCCATTTTTCCGCTCATATGCTCGTTTACTGTTAATTCCGTGTAGTATTCAATAGCTATTCTTAAATCACTTGCTATAGCTTGCTTTTCCATGGTTTTTCCTTTAGTTGATGACATTCAAATTAAACACTGGCTTTACGTGATCCACTACAAAACCGGTACGATCTTTTTTGGCTTTCCCCTTAGCGTACAATGCAACAATAATGTTACCGGCTTCAATATGACGGATATCTGTATTATCGCCTGATACGCAATTAAGACCTAAAAATTTTGCCGGTATTTGCTTCTCGCTTCTAAACACTACCGCAATTCTCATTTTATTTTGCAGGGCAATATTGACATACTTTTGATATTTGAGAACTCCACTATACGAAAACGTGATGTCATAATTTTTTGGTAGATCTACTCTATTTGCAATTTTTGTATAATCATAAAATTGTAGATCCGGAAAAACTGACATAATATTAGGATAGTCTATCCCGTCAACCGTTAAGGGTACATTTTCCCATTTAATATCACTTGTGCCATTTAAGCGAACTAATGGAATAAACCCCTTTTTACTTGCTGCAGCGATAAGCTTTTTAATATCCAATACAATGTTATGCATGAATAATGCTCTATGCTCAAAATACAATCTTGCTTTTTTGATCCTTGCTTCCTGAATACTAGTATAGACTCCTCCTAATCCTGCAGTGTTTAGACAAGCGACGTCGCATTGTGCAATTGCAGCCATAGAGCACGTATTGTATCCGCTCAAATTTGCCGGTGCCATGTATAGAATTCCAGTCAAAAACCCTTCCTTTTGTCCTTTGACTGTCTTCGCATTTGTATCAATTGAGATAAGCGGAATACGTTTTAATTTAGTGTTAAGCATGGTAGATCCTTTATAGGTATACAACGATATAGACAATGGTTACAACGATAGAGTACAACGTGAAGCCGGTTAGAATGAAGCTTTTAAGTTTAGTGGATATCATTTTTTTAGTCCTTAATAGAATTTAACTTGATTGTCAATTGTGCCCGTAAATTTACTGATTTGCTCTTGCAATTGCTCAAGAGTATAAATCTTATTTATCCTTTTACCAGATCCAAATGAGTGAGTGACGGTAAATTTACCGTCCTTACGTATTGTTTTAATTGTAAGTACGTGCCCTGATACGTGCCCGTCCTTCTCTTGAGTAAAATTACCGTATGTATTTGTCATGATATTTATTCCTTTATTGTTTAAGTACGTAACACTATTTTAGGGGTTTGCAACTAAAAATCTATAGGGATTTACCCTTAGTTTTACAAATAATTTACACAATACAATTGCTTAATGCTTACACTATTAAACGGTACAATTCAGGGAATGTATACTAGGATAAACCCTTAGTTCTATGACTATCTCATATAGTGAAATGTTATTGTCTATTGTCTTCCCTGATACTTTTTAGGTACGTTATAGGATCCTTTATAGCCCCATATACTTGCTTCCCAGTCCTTCGGAGCACCTTGTGAGTGAGTGCTTACTAACTTAACTCCGAAGTGAGCACTAACTTACTTCATAGGGGGCTAGGGGTGATACTCTAGTATTATTATTGGCGGACCTTCTCAGATTCCTAAAAAGAAAAAACAACCAATAGCTCTAAAGTAACTAAAAAGCAAGAAAAAGTACCTCTAACGTGACAAAGAAGAATCTTCAATGTAATCAAAGACATATAGCTCTAAAGTGCATGAAACGTCAATAAAAGTATGTATTGTATAAGTCATAGTCGGAGATGCTCACCCGAAGGGCTATCTAAGATGTCCTAGGTGTGCTCCCCGAAGGGGCTAAGACAACATAAGAGACTGTAAATAAATATTACAAAGGTATTGACAAAGAGACAAAGAAGTGTTATAATAGTATCTAAGGAGAATCTTGTCAGTTAAAACACTAAGGATGTTTTACTTAGATGAAAAACACTAAGGGTGTTTTAT